TAAAATTATATACACCTTACAGTCCTGCCTTCCGGCAGAGAAACTATATAGAGGTAGTGATGTCCGAAATTAAAACTGAAGTTATATCTGATCTTTGTTCGCTACCTTCATCGGTCAGCCAGGATGTTGTGGCAGTCAATGAAGAAAAGAAAGTGCCTGCGAAAAAAAGAAAAAGAGGAAGACCTAAGAAGGAAGAAGTACAGAAGTACATTAAGAGACCTAAAAGAGGTAGGCCTCCTGGTGAAGCAGCAAGGATTAAAGAACTAACAGCTTCACTGTTGCTGACACACTCACAGGCTATCATCAGAAAGATAGTGCATAAGGCTCTTAATGATGAAGATAAGGATCAGATGGCAGCGCTGAAGCTGTGTGTTGATAGGATGTTGCCAGTAAGTTACTTTGAGGATAAAGGTGCTGGTGGAGGCTCTAGAGCCATTACCATCAACATCACTGGAGTAAATGATACCCCAGTAGAGATGATTGAACATGAACCTGTTGAAGTAGAAACTACCTTGATAGACTACGAAGAAGAAGACGATGGATCTACAAGTTAAGTTACTACCGTGGCAGCAAGAGGTCTTCAAAGACCCTGTAAGGTTTAAGATCATCGCTGCTGGTAGACGTACAGGTAAGTCAAGGTTAGCAGCTTGGACACTGATCATAGAGGCTCTACAGTCAGATAAAGGTCATATCTGGTATGTAGCACCAACGCAGGGACAAGCTAGAGATATTATGTGGACTACGCTGTTAGAGCTAGGCCATACAGTCATCAAAGGTAGTCATGTAAATAACATGCAGATTACGTTGGTGAATGGAGCAATGATATCGCTAAAAGGTGCTGATAGACCAGAGACAATGCGTGGTGTTAGTCTTAAATACTTAGTGATGGATGAGTATGCAGACATGAAACCACAGGTGTTCGAACAAATCCTTAGACCTGCTTTAGCGGATCAGAAGGGTAGAGCAATGTTCATAGGAACACCAATGGGTAGAAATCATTTCTATGAACTGTATAAACTAGGTGATAGTGGTAAGGATCAACATTACAAGGCATGGCACTTCACTAGCTTTGATAATCCATTGTTAGACCCTGAAGAGATTGAAGCTGCTAGAGGATCAATGTCTAGCTTTGCTTTCAGACAAGAGTTCATGGCATCGTTTGAGGCTGCACAGTCGGAGATCTTCAAAGATGAATGGATTAAAATTACTGACGAAGAACCTGAAGATGGTAACTACTTCATTGCGGTGGATCTTTGTGGTTTTACGGATTCATCTCAGGCGAATAAGACGAAAAACTCTAAGTTGGATGAAACAGCGATAGCCATTGTTAAGGTTAACACTAAAGGTTGGTGGGTAGCTGACATACAGTATGGTAGATGGGATGTCCGAGAAACAGCAGTGAGGATATTAAAGGCTGCTAAGGACTACAGAGTCAATGCTGTAGGGATTGAGAAAGGTGCGCTGAAGAATGCAGTGATGCCTTACATGAATGATCTGATGAGGAGATTGAACTACTATCCTCGTATTGAAGAGTTAACACACGGTAATAAGAAGAAGACAGATAGGATTGTTTGGTCACTACAAGGACGATTTGAACACGGTAGGATTGTACTGAAAGAAGCTGATTGGAATAACAAGTTTATAGACCAACTGATGCAGTTTCCTGATAGCAAGACTCATGATGACTTAATAGATGCTGTTAGTTACATTGATCAAATACAGGTAGCAGATTGGAATCAGAACTTGAATGAAGAAGAGTACGAAGTCCTAGACACAACAATAGGTTGGTGACAATGAAATTTGAATCTGAAATCACACCTCAGAATGCCTTAGTAGCCTTCGTCATGGATCGCTGTAACGATTGGCGTAACTACAGGGATGAGAACTACATGGATCGCTGGGATGAGTATGAGCGTCTCTGGCGAGGTCTTTATGCTGATGAAGATAAAACAAGGGATTCTGAGCGTTCAAGGCTTATTAGCCCTGCCCTACAGCAAGCAGTAGATAATAAACAAGCTGATCTTGAAGAAGCTGTGTTCGCTAAAGGTGTATTCTTTGACATCAGTGATGACATCAGTGATCAGGATAAGACTGATGTTGAGAAGATGAAGTCTTTGTTGTCCGAAGATTTCAAGAAAGATAAAGTACGTAAGAACATTGGTCAGATTATGACCTTAGCAGAGATCTACGGTACTGGTATCGGTGAGGTCATTGTCAAACAAAAGAAGAGTCTAACACCAGCAACACAACCTACAGCACAGCCTGGATTGGCTATGATTGGTGTTAACACTAACTATAGAGTATCGGTAGACTTAAAACCTATCAATCCACGTAACTTCCTTGTTGATCCTAACGCAACCACCATTGATGATGCAATGGGATGTGCTATCGAAGAGTATGTAGGTAGACATGCAGTCATCAAAGGCATGGAAGATGGTGTTTATAAAAAGGTTGCTATCGGTGAAGCATCCTTAGACACTGATCTAGAGCCTAATCAAGACTTAACTTACTATCAATCAGATAAGGTATTACTACTTCGTTACTATGGTTTAGTACCTAAGAAGTTGTTAGATAACCCTGATGACTTATCTTTTGAAGATGATGAGTTGTATTCAGAGATGGTAGAGGCTTTGATCGTTATTGCTAACGGAGAAGATCTACTCAAAGCTGAAGAAAACCCCTTTATGATGCAGGACAGACCTGTTGTTGCCTACCAAGCTGATAGCGTTCCTGGTCGTTTCTGGGGTCGTGGAACGGCTGAGAAGGCATACAACATGCAAAAGGCTGTTGATGCACAGATTCGTAGCCACGTAGACTCTTTAGGGCTTACAGCAGCTCCTATGATGGCTATAGATGCCTCTAGATTACCTCGAGGACAGAAGTTTGAGATCAAACCAGGGAAGAATATCCTTGTCAATGGTAACCCATCAGAGATCCTACAACCCTTTAAGTTTGGTGTTACGGACAAATCCAACATCGAAACAGCTCAAATCTTTGAAAGAATGATGCTACAGGCTACAGGTACGTTAGATACAGCTAACTTACCTGCTCAAGTCAGTGGTGGTGATGCAGCAGCGGCTGGTTTAGCGATGGCTGTTAGCGGTATCATCAAAAAGAACAAGCGTTCTTTGGTGAATTTCCAAGAAGATTTCCTTATTCCGTTCGTACAGAAGGCTGCATGGCGTTATATGCAGTTTGCTCCTGACCGTTATCCTGTAAAAGACTTTGAATTTATCCCAACAGGTACGCTAGGGATGGTTGCTAGAGAGTTTGAACAGGCTCAGATGATGGCAATGATGTCTACGCTAGGTCCAAACAGTCCTATCGTACCGTTATTACTGCAAGGTATCGTTGAATACTCATCATTACCTAACCGTGAGAGCTTACTACAGCAACTTCAGCAACTAACACAGCCAAATCCTGAGCAACAACAGGCTCAACAGCAAGCTACACAGCTTCAATTGGCTGATGCACAGGCTACCGTACAGGAAAAGCAAGCCAGAGCACAGAAAGCAGCAGCAGAGGCTCAGAAAGCGTCTATAGAGGCTCAGTTAATGCCTGAAGAGGTAAGAGCTAAGATCGTTAATGCAGCCACTCAGAACCTTCCTAACAACGATGACTCAGCAGAGCGTGAATTCCAACGTAGAATCAAGATTGCTGAGTTAATGTTGAAGGAAGAAGATATCAAAAGCAATGAAAACATAGCCAAGATGCAAATGGAGACTAAAAAGCAGGTAGATAAGCAGTTTACCGATGCTCTTGGTGAGTAATCATGGATGAGGAAAAACTACTACAGCTAGCTGCTGTTGTTGGTAAATTAAAGAAAAAAGTAAGTGAGCTAGACTCTAAAGCAGATACCATCAGTAAACTAGAAGGACCACAAGGTAAACAAGGTCCAAAAGGTGATAAAGGTAACCCTGGTAAAGATGGATTACCAGGAAAAGATGGTAGAGATGGTGTTGATGGTAAAGATGGTATAGACGGTAAACCAGGAAAAGATGGTGTATCAGTTGTTGATGCTTACATTGACATTGACAACTCACTGGTACTTAAGTTGTCTAATGGTATTGAAGTCAGTGCTGGTGAGTTACCACAGACTTCTAAGTCCAAAGACAACATATACATTCAGAATACACAGCAGTTTGGACTAGATGGTTTACCTGATGCTACGGAAGACCCTGTACCAGAATACTTTCTTGTTAGACAAGACGGACAATGGAAGAAAGCTTCGTTTACTTACTTACTTGGTTGGCTTAGTGTTGCGAACATCCTGGCTACTGAAAACGGTGATTTCCTCACCACAGAAGCTGGTGACTACATTATCATGGAGTAGACATGGCTGACGTAAAGATATCAGCACTATCAAATGCATCAGCATTGGCTGGTACTGAAGTTGTACCTATCGTACAAGGCGGTAACACTGTAAAGACAACACTCAGCAACATCGCTGCTTTGTCTGGAAACGGTACAGTAACTTCAGTAGCTATGACAGTGCCTACGGGGTTAACTGTAACAGGATCACCAGTAACATCAGCAGGTACGTTAGCAGTATCGTACACGGCTGGTTATGCGATCCCTACCACATCAAAGCAAACTGATTGGGATACTGCTTATGGATGGGGTAATCACGCTACGGCTGGTTATGCGGTAGGAGTAACAACGATTACTGCTGGTACTGGTTTATCTGGTGGTGGTGATTTGTCCGCTAACAGAACCATTAACTTAGCGAATACAGCAGTTACAGCAGGCTCTTACACCAACGCTAACATCACTGTTGATGCACAAGGTCGTATCACATCAGCAGCTAACGGTACAGGTGGTGGAGGCGGTGGTGGATCAGGTTCAAACAATTACGCTTGGTTTATATCTTAAGGATAAGATATGGCAACATTAGTATTAGACGGTACAACCAAAACAATACAGGCAGTGATGTCTGGTGCTGCTGCGACAAGCAACCCAGACTTTACTGTTGCTTATGCTGATAGCACTTCTTCATCCTTAACTGAAGGATCTAATGATGGTGCTCTAAATGGTACAACAGCAGTGACTTTAGTTTCTGCTCCATCAGCATCAACACGTAGAGTTGTTAAGTGGTTAACCATTCAAAACAAAGATACAGCAGCAGTGACTGTTACTGTTACCTTTAACAATTCAACAGGACCAACAACAAGACAGATCGCTAAAGTTACACTACAGCCTAACGATACCTGGACTACAGATGGTACGTTTGACAGTAATGGTAACATGAAGACTGTTGCTGGAACTGTTAATCTTGCTACACAGGTAACAGGAACTCTACCAGTTGCTAATGGTGGTACTGGTGTAACAACCTCTACAGGATCAGGTTCAGTGGTGTTATCAACATCACCAACCTTAACAACACCTGTACTTGGTACACCTACTTCAGGAACACTCAGTAACTGTACAGTAGACGGTACTAACTCTGTAGGCTTTATTAACTCTCCTCAGAATAGTCAATCAGGTTCTACTTATACGTTAGTGCTTGGTGATGCTGGTAAAAACGTATATTTCACTGGTGGCTCTACAGCAACACTTACAGTACCAACCAACGCTTCTGTAGCATTTTCTACAGGAACTACAATCCTAGTACTTAACAACAACAGCGGTAACTTAACGATCTCTGGTGCTGGTGTAACGTTTCAGTTAGCTAATGGTGCTACTGGAAACCGTACTGTAGCTACTAAGGGTATGGCATCGTTGTTAAAAGTTGCTACAGATACTTGGTGGGTTACTGGACCAGGAGTGACCTGATATGGCTGGTAACTTAACAGCAATGATTGCGTCCATCTTTTCAGGTGGGGTAACCACAGACCCTTATTATCCTTACACCACGCTACTTCTTCCTGGCAACGGTACGAATGGCGCACAGAACAATACGTTCTTAGACGGTTCTACCAATAACTTCACCATCACCCGCAACGGAAACACGACACAGGGTACGTTTAGCCCGTTCTCACAGACTGGGTGGGGGAATTATTTTAATGGTAGTAACGCTTATTTAAGCCTTACGGCCACATCTGCTGTGCAACTTTCAAATTCAACTGCGTTTGCAATTGAGTTTTGGGTTTATCCGGCAAGCATCCCATCAACTGGGGGTTCAGCGTTTGTTCTCAGAGCCTACAACATAAGCTCGCCGTATCAAGGTTATGGGATTGCTTTTGGAGGAAATGCACTAAACACAAACCTTCAAATTTGGAATGGAACTGCTTGGGCTGACATAGGGGCTGTATCTGCAAATACATGGACTCATGTTGCAGTGACTTATGAAGGCAGCGGAACAACACTTCGGTACTTTATAAATGGTACGCAGCAAGGCTCCGCAACAACAGTACCGTCAAGTATTAACTACACAGGAACGCCATTTATTATCGGCGCTAGAAGTAGCGATTTCTACTTAAACGGTTATCTAAGCAATTTAAGGATTGTAAAAGGTTCTGCGGTTTACACTAGCAACTTCACACCATCAACGACCCCATTAACAGCAATAACCAACACGTCACTACTGACTTGTCAGTCAAATCGTTTCCTAGACAATAGCAGCAGTCCGTATACCATCACCCCTAACGGCTCCCCAACCGTAGTCGCCTTCTCCCCATTCAACCCCACTGCAAGCTGGAGTGCTGCGACTTATGGTGGGAGTGGGTATTTTGATGGTAGTGGGGATTATTTGAGCCTTTCAAATAATGTTGCGTTTCAATTTGGAACAGGTGATTTTACAATTGAGTTTTGGCATTATTCAAATAGTTCTGGGACTCAAGTTTTATTATATGACTCTAGACCTGCAACAACAAACGGACTCTACCCAACAATTTACAAAAGCTCTGGTAATGTACTTGTGTTTTATACAAACAGCGCTGACAGGATAACAGGTACAACTTCTTTATTAGCAAGCACTTGGTATCACGTTGCGCTTAGCAGATCTGGAACAGCAACTAAATTATTTTTGAACGGCATACAAGAAGGTTCAACGTATACAGACTCAAATAATTATACAAACGGTACATCAAGACCTTTAATTGGTGGAGACGGGTATAACGCAAGTAGTGTGCTAAACGGATACTTGTCAGGTGTGCGTATTGTTAAAGGCACTGCGGTCTACACAGGAAACTTCACTCCTCCATCATTGCTCCCCATAACAAACGATGGTTCAACATCAGCAGCGGCTTACCCAAGCACAACCAACGTCAACACCAGCTTTGCATCTTCTGCCACATCCTTACTACTCAACTTCACCAACGCCGGTATCTACGATGCTACAAGTAAGAATGACTTGGAGACGGTGGGGAATGCTCAGATAAGTACGACACAGAGTAAGTTTGGTGGAAGTAGTATGTCGTTTGATGGGAATGGGGATTGGTTGGCAGCTCCAACGTCTATCCTTCCTCAATTTGGCACTGGTGACTTTACTATTGAGTTTTGGTGGTATCCAAATTCTTTAGCAACGGCTCAACAAATAATTTCAAACACAAACGATTCAGGGGTTACAGGTTCTGGCGAGTTTGTTATTACGTACAATACTTCGCTTGGATTAAGATTTTATATCAATGCAGGAGCGGCAGATATACAACAAGGTTCAACAACAGGCTGGACAACAGGCCAATGGTATTACGTTGCTGCTGTTAGAAGCGGTAATACACTTACGTTATACAGAAACGGTAGTTCTATTGCTTCGGGAAGTGTTACAGGCCTAACAATAGGGGCAAATGTTCCATTTTATATTGGCGGCGAGCCAACGCAACCAACATCAATAAACGGTTATTTACAAGATGTGCGAATAACTAAAGGCTACGCCAGAACGGTGACGACAAGCCCAACAGCAGCCTTTCCAACCCTATAGGACTAGACCATGCAATACTGGACAAAGAACGGGTCTATCCCAAGCACTGAAACAGACGGTACTGAAGGCTGGCAACAAGCTCCTTCGCCTCCAACAGACATCCCTGATGGCAAAGAGTTGGTATGGCTAAACTGGGAATGGATCATCAGAGACCCTAAGCCAGCAGACAGGGCAGGATGGCAGTGGAACTGGAACCATGCAGACATGGCCTGGGTTGAAAGTGCCTGGGGTACTGTAGAGGCTATAGAGCCAATAGAGACTATAGATCTACCTACACTACTGACTACAGATCAGGTAACTATGTTTACTACATCACAGATCGCATAAAGTCTGCTATCTTTTGATGTTCTTCAGCAGTACCATCATTCTTAATACGGTTAGCTCTCCAAGATAAGATAACTACGTTTCCTTTGACGTATCCTTTAGAGGAATCAATCCTATCAAAGCTTGGAGAGTTGTCTGAACGGAAACTAGCTAGGTAGTCTAACTCAATACCTAATATCGGACAATGAGTAGGGAATGTTAGGTCATTGAACTCTATATCCCAATCATGTTTGTAGTTAGATGCTTTCTTACGTCTGAACTTCTCTCTAATAATCTGGTAGAACTCATCAGCACGAAAATAAGATTCTTCAGGGAAATGTCCCCACTTCTGTTTGTAACTAGATCGTCTCTTCAGTAACGTAGCTTGTCTAGGTAATTGTTCATACGTAAGTCTACCTAAAGACACTAACTTGTTAAACAACTGATGTACTCGTTGACGACTGACATTACCTAGATCAACCCTGATTTCATCAGTTTGTTTACCTAGAAGAACTAAACGACAAACAAGATCTAGTCTTTCTTCTGGTGTTAGCTTACTTTTAGCAAAGTGCATTGATTTCATAGAGTCTCCCGAAAGGGTTATTGTAACACGTTTTACTTACGTAGTCAAGGCTCTTTACAACAATATTTTCACTGTGGTAAAATAACAACAATGGATACTACTAAGTTACTAAAGTACTACGAAGAGCGCTTCGACCTTATGAGTCATCCAGGATGGAAAACTCTGTTGGAAGATGCTAAAGAGTACAGAGACGCAGTAGCGGACATAACCACTATCTCTAGTGGCGAAGAACTACAAGAACGTAAAGGTCAACTAAAAGCTTTAGATTGGCTCCTAACGATGCATGAAGTTTGGGAAAAAGCCTATGAGGATTTAGTCAATGAGGATACTAAATGATTTTGAGTGTGCTAACGGACATGTTACTGAAAGATACACAGATCACTATGTTAAAGAAATACAGTGCCCACACTGTGACTTGTTAGCACAAAGACAGTTAGCATCTCCTAGAAGCAAACTAGAAGGCATCACTGGTGCTTTTCCAACAGCTTCTGATAGATGGGCAACGATGCATGAACAAGCAGTAAACGTAGCAAAGTCTAAGTCCTATTATGAGGGATAACTTAGATTCCTTTTTAATTCCTAACAATTGGGTTATACCCGACTAGGAGAAGCAGATGGCTGAATTTGTAGAATCTCTAGATGATGAAGTAGGTAACGATGAATTTCAGGCTGTAGAGGCTAAGGCTGAAGCAGCACCAACTCAGGAAGAACCTACGATCCCTGAGAAGTATAAGGGTAAATCGTTAGATGACATCATAAGGATGCACCAGGAGGCTGAAAAGCTAATTGGTCGTCAAGCACAAGAAGTTGGAGAAGTTCGTAAGTTAGCTGATGAACTCATCAAAAGGCAAATCACACCGCAGGATCAACCTGCTAAAGCTATCGAAGATGATACTGACTTTTTTGCCGATCCTGTTAAGGCAGTTAACAAAGCAGTTGAATCCCATCCAGCAGTTGTTCAGGCTCAACAGGCTGCAACACAGATGGCTAGGATGCAAACAGCAAACAGGCTAGCTCAATCACACCCTGATTATACTCAAGTCATTGCTGATCCTGAGTTTGCTTCATGGGTAAATGAGTCACCTGTACGTCAACGATTGTACGTAGCAGCAGACAAACAGTTTGATTTCGATTCCGCTAATGAGTTGTTGTCTAACTTCAAAGCATTGAAGAAAGCTAAACAGGACACTGTTCAGCAAGCAGCACAACAGCTTCAGGAACAACGTAATCAAACACTCAAAGCAGCTACTGTAGCAGTTGATGGTGCTACTGGTGAGACGAGCAAGAAAATTTATCGTCGAGCAGATCTTATTCGACTTCAAATGACTGACCCTGAACGTTATATGGCACTACAAGATGACATCATGTCAGCCTATAGCGATGGTAGGGTCCGATAACCTAACTTTAAGGACATTAAAATGGCTACAGCAACTTATCCTGGAGGTAGTACCTCCATCGTAAACAAGACCAACGCAGATAAATTTGTACCTGAGATTTGGTCTGATGAAATCATCGCTTCTTACAAGAAATCACTTGTTATGGCGAACCTCGTCAACAAGATGACAATGCGTGGTAAGAAAGGTGATACGCTTCATATTCCTAGCCCCACTCGTGGTGCAGCATTCGCTAAAGCAGCTAACACTGCTGTTACAATTCAGGCGAACGTTGAGTCTGAAGTGCAAGTTACCATTAACAAGCACTACGAATACTCACGTTTGATTGAGGACATCGTCGAAGTTCAAGCTCTTGCTTCGCTTCGTCGTTTCTACACTGAAGATGCTGGTTATGCATTGGCTACGCAGGTTGACTCTGATCTAATCCAGATCGGTCGTCTCTTCAACGGCTCTCATGCCGCTGGTGCTACTGGTGACTACAGTGTATCCGGTACAACCACTGCCTACATCGGTGGTGATGGTACTACAGCCTTTGTTGGTGGTGCTGGTGCTGGTAACGCAACTGCACTAACTGATGCTGCTATTCGTCGTACGATTCAGCGTCTTGATGATGCTAACGTGCCTCAAGATGGTCGTTACTTGGTTATTCCTCCTGTTGCTCGTAACACCCTCATGGGTCTTGCTCGTTTCACCGAACAAGCTTTTGTTGGTGAGCAAGGTGGTAACAACACCATCCGTAACGGTCAGATCGGTGATGTGTACGGTGTTAAAGTGTTTGTTAGCAGCAACGCTGACACTGCTTATGCTTCGTCCGGTACTGCTCCTCGTGCTTGCTTGATGTTCCATAAGGATGCAATGGTTCTTGCAGAGCAAATGGCTGTTCGCTCACAGGCTCAGTACAAGCAAGAGTACCTTGCTACGCTGTATACTGCTGACACGCTGTACGGTGTTGCAGAGCTTCGTAACGATGCTGGTATTGCTTTGATCATCCCTAGCTAATAAAAGCTAAAGAGGGGCTGCTTCGGCAGCCTCTTTCATATAAGAGGTTACTATGGTCACTTTTAGATGCAAATGGTCAAACAACTTAATGAATGTTGAATACGAATACGACATTGAGCAGATGCGTAGGCATCCAGACTATGAAGAAGTAAAAGAAGAAGATAAAAAACAAGAAAGTAAAGTTAAGGTCACAAAGTCAACTAAAGAGGATTGATTGTGTCTAACTATACCAAAAGCACTAACTTTGCTGCTAAAGACTCCTTACCAAGCGGTAATGCGAATAAGGTTGTAAAAGGCACTGAGATCAACACAGAGTTTGATAACATAGCTACGGCTATTGCTACTAAAGCAGATCTAAACTCTCCTACACTGGTTACACCTAACTTAGGTACACCATCAGCAGCAGTGTTGACTAATGCGACTGGATTACCATTAACGACAGGTGTTACAGGTACGCTTCTAGTTGCTAATGGTGGTACTGGTACTAATACCTTTAGTGCGGGTGCTTTGTTGAAAGGTGCTGGTACGTCCGCAATCACTACAGCAACTGCTGGTACTGATTATGCACCAGCAACATCTGGTACAACAATCCTAAAAGGAAACGGTACAGGAGGCTTTAGCAATGCCGCTGCTGGAACAGACTATGCCGCTGCTACAACAGGTACTTCAGCACAGTTATTAGCTAACAATGGTAGTGGTGGTTTCAGTAACGTAACTGTTGGTAGTGGTCTATCTTTGTCCGCCGGTACGCTTTCAACGTCTGGTGGAGCATCAATCTCTGCTGGTGATTCCAATGTCACTGTTAGCGATACAGGATCAAACGGAACCGTTACTGTTCAGACTGATGGCTCTGAGCGGTTGCGTATTGACTCCGCAGGCAACGTAGGGATTGGGACGAGTTCGCCTCTCGCTCGTCTGACTGTTTCTGACAGCACTGCTACCAACGGAACAATGACGCTTGGAAACAATGCGTCTTACAACGGAACTTTGCAATATATTTTCAGCACTGGCGAACTGCGTATCTCGCAGGTGGGCGGAGCTTCTCTCGGCACGACCTTTTACACAGCCAGCACCGAGCGGATGCGTATCGACTCCGGTGGTAACTTACTAGTTGGTACAACCACCAACAATGCTTCTGGGGGGGTCATACAAGTATCCAACGGCATCACCTTCCCCGCCACGCAATCTGCATCCTCAGACGCTAATACGCTGGATGATTATGAGGAGGGGACTTGGACACCAACATTAACGTCGGCTGGCGGTGCTTTTTCGGGTTTAGGTTATGCGGGGCAAACGGGTAAATATACAAAAGTAGGTAACTTGGTGTGGGTTTATGGAGTGCTCTATACAACATCAAGTTTTACTGGTGGGTCTGGGTTAGTATCTTTTGCAGGACTTCCTTTTACTGTGGGGACTTCTGGAATAGGTGTTTTATATGTACTAGACGCTGCTGGCACATATGTACAACCATCTGCCTTACCAACTAAAGTAGTTGGGAGTGGTACAACCGCTGGTATTTATAAAGATGGTTCAACAGCAAACCCAAGTTTTACAACCACAAATTTAGTAAATCAGAACAGCAACGGAAACTATTTTCAGTTTTCATTAAGCTACACAGTTTAAGTGGATTCTTAAACCGGAAAGGAACTTAAATGATTACCAAAGAAACCGTAGTAGACCAGATCACTGTCGTTGAAAACGGTACAGTGCTTTACCGTGAAGCCACCCGTATCATTGAGGACGGTAAAGTCTTAACCCAGACCTATCACCGAACATCCCTAACACCAGGACAAGACCTCACAGACCAACCAGAGAAGGTGGTAGCGATTGCTCAAGCAGCGTGGACACCAGAGGTTGTAGCAGCCTATGAAGCAGCGCAGTTGGCATCGCAGTTGGTAGTACAACCAAATCCTTAACATGAGACCTAAGGACAACAAACATGGCTCTCCAAGCTGATGAACATGTCAAACAAGTTGGAGATGCTATCTCAATCCTCACTGTGGTGGGGACTTTGGCTGAACTGCTACCAGCAATAGCTGCAATCTTAACGATTATGTGGACTGCTATTCGTATATGGGAAACAGATACCGTTCAATGTATGTTTAGACGTAACAAGGGGAATAAAAATGCCGATGGTAGCGAATAAGAAGTTTCCTTACACAGCTAAAGGTAAAAAAGCTGCTGAAGAGTATGCATCAAAGAAAGCAAAGAAGATGCATGAGAAGAAAGAGTCTAAGGCTATGAAGGCTAAAGAGAAGAAGATGGGTTATCCAACATGAAACAGAAACCAGCTAAAGTACGTAAAGTTATGAGAGAGTACAAAGAAGGTACTCTACACAGTGGCAAAGGTGGTCCTGTGGTTAAGTCTCGTAAGCAAGCAGTTGCTATTGCTTTGTCTGAAGCTGGTATGTCTAAACCAAAGAAAAAGAAATGAAAGAAGGACTATACGCTAACATCCAAGCCAAGCGTAAGCGTATCGCTGAAGGCTCTGGTGAGAAGATGAGAAAACCTGGCACTAAAGGTGCTCCTACAGCAAAAGCATTTAAGGAGGCAGCAAAAACTGCTAAGAAGAAATGAAAAAGGATTCTAGGCTGGAAAGAGCAGGAGTGTCTGGATATAATCGCCCTAAAAAAACCCCAACACATCCTACTAAATCTCACATTGTTGTAGCAAAGGACGGTGATCAAGTTAAGACGATTCGGTTCGGTCAACAAGGTGTTTCAGGTTCTCCAGAAGGTTCTGCTAGAAATAAATCATTCAAGGCTCGCCACGCTAAGAACATTGCTAAAGGTAAGATGTCTGCTGCGTACTGGGCTGATAAGGTGAAATGGTAATGGCTACATTCTTAGACTGCATCAATGGTGTTCTACGCCGTATACGAGAGACAGAGGCTATCACGCCAACTGATACAGCCTATGTTAAGTTAATTGGTGATTTTGTTAATGAAGCTAAGAGAGAAGTTGAAGATGCTTGGAACTGGTCTGTGCTTCGTACAACAAAAACAATCACCACCGCTAACGGTACACAGAACTACGAAATACCTACTACTAATCCAAGAGCAAGGTTGTTAGTGGTTTACATACCATCGCTGAAGAGAGATCTTCAACAAGCTACACAGAATCAAATGCATGAATGGAATAATCTTCAAGGTTCAGTGAATGGAGATCCTTTTTATTTTTCTATTGGTAACAGCACATCATCTACTGGTGTTATTACTCTTGATCTATGGCCTATCCCATCGTCAGTGCTAACGGTAAAGGTAGACTGTGTTATACCACAGGCTGATTTGTCCGCTGGTACTGATGTTGTTTATGTCCCTTCAGAGTTAGTTATTCAAGGTGCTTATCTTCGTGCTATCAATGAACGTGGTGAAGATGGTGGACGTTTAAGCGAACAACAAGCTGATCTATACCGTAAAGCAGTGGCTTCTTATATCTCTATTGAGGCAGAGCGTTACGGTGATGAAACAACCTGGGAGTGGTCATAATGGCTGCTGAGCTACAATCAGTAAGTATTGTTGCCCCAGGCTTTGCTGGTCTCAATACTCAAGACTCTTCTGTAGCTTTACCTAAAGAGTTTGCACTTCGTGCTGAGAATGCTGTTATTGATCAGTATGGTCGTATTGCAGCTAGAAAAGGTTGGGATAACGTTAACACTACGTTAGGTTTTAACGGTGAAGAACCATCATTGATCTTTGAGATTGTTAAGTCTGATGGTACTACAGTTATCGGTTCTATCGGTGATAAGAAGATCTTCACTGGTACAACAACACTTACTCAGGTTTACTCTGATGCTACCTGGACAGCACAGAACTGGAAAGCAGTAAACTTTAATAGTCATACTTACTTTTTTCAACGTGGTCATGATCCACTGTTGTATGATCATGCTGGTAACACATGGCAGAAGATGTCAGCACATGCTTCTTATTCAGGTACTGTGCCATTAGCCAATGAAGTGTTAGCAGCTTACGGTCGTCTATGGGTTGCTGACACCACTACAGATAAGAAGACAGTTACTTGGTCAGATTCATTGATTGGTTATAAATGGAATGGTGGTACTCATGGTTCTATCAGCATTGAATCTGTCTTAACTAATGGCTCTGACAGCATCACAGCCTTAGCAGCCTTTAACGGCTTGTTGATCATATTCTGTAAGAAAAGCACTATCATCTATTCTGGTGCTGAAGGCGATCCTACAACAAACCTTCAGTTAGTAGAGGTTATTGATGGTGTAGGATGTATTGCTAGAGATTCTGTACAAGATGTAGGTAGTGATATCTTCTTCTTGTCTGATACAGGTGTACGTAGTCTAGGTAGAACTATTCAAGAGAAATCAGGACCATTGTTCGATGTATCAAGGAATGTCCGTGATGACTTGATTGTTGATGTGATCACTAACGCAACTACTGATGACATCAAATCTGTGTTCGATGAACGTAACGGATTTTATCTACTTAGTTTACCGTCAAGGATCTACACCTATTGCTTTGATCTTAAACAACGACTACAAGATGGTAGCTGTAAAGCAACTACCTGGACTATAGCTCCTAAGTCGTTATTGTCCACCAGAGACAGGAAACTATACATTAGCCGTGTAGGTTATATCGGTGAATATGGTGCTCTGTACTCTGACAATGGCAGTTCATTCAGGTTTGCTTATTACACATCACACATTGATGCTGGTAATGCCTCTATCATAAAGATCTTAAAGAAGTTTGCCATGCTTGTTATTGGTGGCTCTAACACTGAGATCTTCTTAAACTGGGGTACAGACTATTCAGGTAACTACTCAGCAGCTCAGATAGCTTTACCATCAAGACAGCCAAGAGCAGAATACAACATATCTGAGTATAACATAGCTGAGTACAATTCAGGAACAATCATCAATCAACTAAGACAACAAGTAAGCGGTTCTGGTAGAGTGTTTCAGATTGGTATTGAAGCCAACATTAGTGCTGATGTATTGTCTATTCAACAAATCGATGCCTTTTTCAAAACTGGTAGAATCGCCTAAGGACAACGAATAATGTTTACAGAAGAGGAAATCAGGAACATACTTCCTGCTAACTGGGACAAATTAGGGGCAGATCAAAAAGCTCAATTCTTCAAAAATGCTGGAATAACAACCGATAACTTAGTTAACATCGGTGCTATTTCACCTTCTGATGCTTCGTGGTTTAATTCTAAAGGTGTTGAAACTAGTCGTCCTTTGTTGGTGTCGTCAACAGTTCCTAGTAATACATTAGAAAGCACTGTTGATAACTTAATCAACAATGTAACCACTAACGCACAAAGTATTGCTCAAACAGCAAAACAATATGGATTAACTGCTGATGATCTAGCTGCTGTTAGTGGCTTAACAAAAGCAGAAATCAATCAGTTCTTTTTAGATGGTGGTTTACCTTTAGGTACTATCTTAACTGGTGATGTTAAAAGAACCTTTGGTACTGAAGGCAACATACGTCAGATAGATAAAGGTGAGGATGTTACGGTTGAGAAAGTAATCGGTAAGCAAGGTGATAAACTTGTTGTTCAAGCTTATGATGCTTACGGACAACCAACCACAACAAGACTTACCAGTCCTAATACTTCTGAGGGTGCTGGGTGGCTACAAGCATTAGGTATTGTTGGTGGTGCTATTGGCTTAAGTAGCCTACCTGAAGTAAGTTCTTTGTTTAGTGGTGCTGGAGCTGGTGCAGCAGAACTTGGTGGCTTAGGTGCTCTTGGAGAAGGCGCTGGTGCTGCTGGAGCCGCTGCAGGTGCTGCCACAGGTGCAGCAGCCACAGCAGCCGCTACAGGTGCAGCAACAGGCGCTGCCAGTACATTGTTTAACCCTGCATCATTGTTTAACCCTGCATCATTGTTTACCACAGTAGCTAACACCTTACTACAAGGATTAACGAACACTAACGCACAGAATGTTCTAGGTGGTTTGATTAGTTCTGGTGCTAACTTAGCGATGATCCAGGATGCTGCTAACAAGTTACGTCAGCAAGGACAACTAACTCAAACAGAATACACTAACTTAGCTAATCAGTTAGGTAGTCAATATTCCTTAGCAGGTGAAGGGGCTAGGTTAGGTCAAACACAGATTGCTCAAGGTATTCTTCCTTACACACAAGCATTAGGAAGTACAGCACAACAAGGTTTGATGAATGTAGGCCAAACTGCTGCTAACATGGTTGGTCAGTTTACGCCTTATGGTGTTACTGGTTCTTTGTTCGGAACTACCTATGATCCTAAGACAGGACAGGTTAACACTGCCTTGACAGAAGATGCAAGACAGATGTATAATCCATTTGCACAGGTAGCTCAACAGTCTGCTAATGCAGCGCTGATGACTAACGTAGACCAGCTTAGCCAGGATTACTACAACAAGTTAGCTGCATTGTCCGCACCTGAAGTAGAGCGTCAACGCCTTGCTACAGAGGCTAGGTTACGTGCTCAAGGAAGATTGGGTGTAAGTGGTTCAGCTTTTGGTGGATCTTCACCAGAACTGTTAGCACAGGAACAAGCCATTGCTAAACAGCGACTAGAGAGAGAACTACAGTCTAGACAGGCTGCTTTAGGAGAACGTGGTACGCTCATCAACCAAAGCACTGCTGCACTAGCACCTATACAACAGTTAACACAGCAAGAGATGGCACAGGCTCAGTTGTCTGGTCAGTTAGGTCAGCTAGCACAGCAAGGTAGGATCAGTGCAGCAGGATTGTTCGCTCAACCAGCAGCACAGGGTTACATGACACAGGCTCAGACAGGCTTAGCAGGTCAACAGTTAGCTGCTAATGCTCAACAGGCTGGTGTACAGCAACAGTTACTATCTCAGTTATCTGGTTTGGATACACAAGCTAAACTACGTAGTCTTGGTCTAGCAGGTAACTTACAAGCTCAACAAGAGGCTTTAGCAGGCTTGTTAAATTCTAGAAGGGATGTAGCTAATCAGATATTAGGTAACCAAGGTACTTTAGGAAGTGCTGCTGGAGGACTGTTAAGTAACATACTAAATCCTAATGCTGCTGGAAACATCAATAGCTTAGGTTTTGGTACTGGACTAGGATACGGTAATCAAGACATTGGTCAGTTTCTAATGTAAGGAACAGTAATGGCACAGCAACAAAGTCTATTTGGTCCAAGCATCTACGATGTACAACAACAACAGATGCAGCAGGACAGAGAAAACGCAATAGCTCAAGCTAAACTAACACCATATCAAAGCATTAGAGCTGGTATGAGTATGTCAGGTATACAGGCTGGTAGATCTATTGCAGGGTTGTTCGGTGTGGAAGACCCTAAGCTGAAGGAAGCATCAGCTAGACAGGAACTAAAGAATGCTATCTCAGCACAATGGGATGGACAAGACCCTGTAGAAGCTTACAAGATCATGGCTAAAGAAGCTGCTAGGCTTGGTCTAACACAGGAAGCTATCGCTGCTGCTGCACAGGTTAAGGCTGCTGAAGAGTCTAAGGCTAAGACTGAGCTTAGTAAAAAAGAAACTGAGGCCAGAATAGGTTTGACACAAGCTCAAACAGAGGCTTCTAAAGGTGCTGAAGGAAGGGCTGTTTCTAAGTTTACTTGGGAAGAACAGGATAGACCGCTGCAACAAGCTATAAAGAATCTTGAGTTTACTAAGAACGTACAAGACATTAATGTACGTAACGCTCAGTTGTCAGAAGCTCAAATTAAACTGGAAGCAGCACAAGCTGAGTGGGATGCGCTTACACCAGAAGAGAGGAAAAAACAAGCTAAGTCAAAAGCCAAGCTTTCAATGGATAAACTACAGCTTGAAGTTGACAAACTCAAGGCTGATATACGAGCTTCTGATGCTTTAGTAGCACAACGATCAAAAGAAACAAGCCAGTTAGCCCTTAATGTTGGTTATGAAAAAGATTTGGAAGGTAAAATTACAAAAGCTGTTGTTACCTTAAAAGACGGGTCTGTAAAAGAAATTCCTATCGGACAAGCAAAAGAATTGGAGAAGACTGGTGTTCCTGTAACAGATAAAAAACAAAAAGGAAATCTTTCAGAAGATGAGCAAAGAAATCTTGTTAGATCTTTATTAGGAGGCGGTAGTAACACGTCAACAACAACACAACCATCAGTCCCTTTGTCTGAAAGAGCACAAGCCACACAGGATCGGCAAACTGAAGCAGCTAATAATGATGTTACAATACAAGGTCTTCTTCGTAAAAGAAGGGATGCTGAAAGAAGTGGTAATATTAGAGAAGCAAACCGTATATTAGAAAACGCTAACAAGTTAGCTTATCAAAGATATAATGTAAGGCCTTTTCAATGATAAATATCCTATCGTTAAAGCGACAGGGTGTTTCAGATTCAATTATTGCAGAAGAACTAGCTAGTTCACGAGGTATTGATTACAAAGGTTTAAGGGGTCAGGGAGTAACAGACCAAGTAATCATAAGCGAACTAAACAAAGCTCAGGGCGGTCCTTTAGAAGCTTTTAAAGCTGGTTTTTCTCAAGAGGCTGGTTCTGAAATAACTGGTCTACGTCAGATATTAGGTAGAGAACCAACAGAAGAAGAGCTTATGGCAGAGACTCGTATGCAGTCTTTACGTGAGCAATCTCCTGTTGCTGGTTGGGCAGGTACATTAGCAGGTAGTATTGTTAACCCAAGTTCTCTTATACCAGGATCTTTACTTTTTAAAGGAGCTAAAGGTTTAATAACTGGAGGAGCTGCTGCGGGTGCTGTTGGAGGTGCTCTTCGTCCTTTGTATACCCCTGACGAATCTAGGATAGAATCAGCGGCTATTGGTGCTGGAGCAGGTGCTGTTCTCGGAGGAGCTTTAGCAGGAGCAAGCGATATTGTTGGTCGTTTGTTTAAAAAAGAAATAGATAACATAAACGTAGGTCGTCGAACTATAGACGATACTACACAGCAAACAGTAGATACAACTCAAACAACAACACCAGCAACCTTTGAATCTCCTGAAGTACAGCGCATCATTGAAGAAATGGGATCTACTGGTGCTGTACCTAGACAGGCTGCATTGTTATCAGAGCAACCACCTAGAATGGGGTTTGCTGAATTCATGCAGAGAGAACAGGCTAGAGTAGCCCCAGGAGAAGCTGTACAGCAAGAAGCTGCGTTATTACGTCCTATCACTGAAGAAGCTCCTACAGGCCCTACAGGGCTTGCTAGGGTTATGCAAATGGAGCAGCAAAGGCTTGCTGATGAACAACCTAATGTAGGTGCTTTACTTACTAAAAGGTCTGATGATTACTTTACACAGACTGCTAGAGTAGCTGATGAAGGTATATCTACACCGAAGGTACAGCAATTAGCAAAAGATACTGGACAAGATATCCGCACTGTGTTAAAAGATGTTAAGGCTAGTGACGATGTATTAAAAGCTTTAGATGAAGCTAATCTCACTCAGTTACCTAAGACATTTGATGAGGCGATAGACATACTAGAGAATACGCCTTCACTAAGGAGAATACTAGATGCGTGTCTGTAATGCAGAAGCTGTTGTTCGTGCTGTTGTGCCACGTTATAAGTGGCAAGATTTGTCTGAAGCACAGCGAGAGAAGATATTTAGGCTTGGGCCTGAAGCGTCTAAACATATCATGGAACGTGGAGATACATTAGATGGTCTAACCATGAGGGATGTTTATGACAGCATTGGTGAACAGTTCCAACAAAGGATGACCGCAGCATCAAGAAATGTTGTACCGGACAAGAAAGTTATTGATAGTGTTGATAAGTTCTTATCGAACAAAGATGTTGGTTTTGCTGGTGAATGGGTTAAGACAGCGTGGTCTAAGGGTAAAGCTTTTAACGCTGAAGAACTAGAGGTAGCTGCTAGGGGTTTCTCTCATGCAGTGAATACTGCTAATGATTCTGCATTACTGAAGCTAGTAGAGCAAGGTGATGAGGCTGCGTTAGCTACGTTAGTACAGGCTCAGAACGATATCGTAGCTCTTCGTGCGGCACTAGAAGGAGCTGGCTCTGAAGTTGGTAGAGCACTACGTTATATACAAAACATACAGAAAGCACAGCAAGAGAATAAACTTATCAACAGTGTCTTTGGAGTTGGTCCATGCTAAAGGTCAGTGAGAATTGTAAGAAGTTCCTTCAAGACTTTGCTAGGATGCAGCTAGACGCTAAAGCATCAGGACTAACTAGTGAGGCTAATAAGCTATCTTCGGATGTAGTAAAGCTTGTGTCTTCTAATCCTACGTTAGCTAAAAAGATGCAAGAGTATTACGTCAATAGTCTAATCTCTGGTTTAGGCACACCAGTTGTTAACGTCTATTCAGCCTTCTTCAAAGGTGCTATTGCCCCTTGGGAACGAATGATTGAGTCTGTTGTTGAACGTGGTGCTGAAGGTAAGACTATCCGTGAAGGATTGTCAATGTTCCCTGCTCTAGTGACATCGTTCGCTGAAGCGTGGAGGTTTGCTGGTAGAGGTTTCCTTAACGGTGCGCCCTTAGATTTAACCTATGCTGTAGGGTCTAAAGATGTTAATAAGTTTTTAGAAAACTTTCGGACTAAAGCAATCGGTACAGGTAAGATCACCACTAACGCTGATGGTACTGTTACTTACATTGAACCGTCTAAACCTGCTGAAGCATTAGGAGAACTTGTTCGTTTACCAACTAGGGTATCTGTAGCGGTAGATGAATTCTCTAAAGCATTTTTCCGTAGAATGGAAATCAATGCATTGAAGTATCGTTATGCTTACGGTATGAGTGATGATCAATTTCGTAAGCTTAATATGAGAGATAATCTTGACGCAACCCCTGAAGAGATTGCTGCTGCTAGACAGGCATTAGTATCTAAGCTACAAGCTATAGATTTCCAGGATGAAAACTGGATGACTAAGATGCGTTTAGCTGGGCTTGAAAAAGAAGCATCGACTATTACTCAGTTTGCTAAAGAGAATACATTCCAAGCAGATCTAGGTAAGGTAGGTAATACACTAACAAAACTAAGGAACGACTATCCTTTGTTGTCTTTTGTAATACCGTTTATTAAGACACCAATCAACATCACTAAAGATTTCTTTAGGTACACACCAGGAAGTGCTTTAGCTTATGCCGGTACAGATAAGTTTTCTAATGTTGTAGCAAAGAACTTAATGGGATTAGCTACGATATCAAGCATTATTGGTCTGTATGAATCAGACATAATAACTGGTCATCATAGTGATAAAGAAAGAGCTACTAAAGAAGCTGCTGGTATACCTGAGATGTCTATCAAGATAGGTAATCAATGGTATGACTACTCAAGAATTGAGCCTGTATCATCAACACTTGGGTTTACACTTGATGTAATGTCACGATATAAAGATTTAGTTCGTGAAGGAAAAGACACTGAAGCGAACAAGTTGTTATCTGGTTTTATGTCAGTGATGCGTGATAACTTAGTTGAGAAAACATTCTTAGCTGGTATAGCTAACTTTGTTATGGCTGCAACAGACGCAGAACGATATGGTCCACAGATACTAAACAACACAGTTGGTTCCTTAGTACCTGCTGTTGTAGGCTCTGTAGCACGTCTACAAGACCCTGTAAACAAAGAAGTAGATAGTGCTGTTGCTTCACTAATGAACCGTATACCAGGCTTAAGAGAAGAGTTACCAACGAAGTTTGACATACTTGGTCAGCCTAAGACTGTAGCGCCAGGACAAGTACTTGGTTTAGCTTCTAGAGAAGCTGAACAGACACCAGTGCAACAACTGCTTGATAATCCTTATGTGAATATCAGGCCAGTTACTAAGAGATTGTACGGTATGGAATTAGATGCTGAACAGCTCAGCCGCTTACGTCAACTCACTGGTGAGGCTGTAGAGCGAACACTAGCGCCTAGAGTAGATGCTTTGAATCGTATCGAAGATCCTAGGGTTAGAGCTACCAGAATAGAGAAGATTGTAGAAAAAGCTAGAGAAGTTGGGCGTAAACAGTTTATGTCAGAGAATATTAGAAACCCTGAATTCAGAGATGCTTTTATTAAGTATCGTCAAGAGCAACGAGGTGTCTTTAAAGAAGAACTACCCAGGTTTGATGTAGGGAGATAATGATGTTTGAACTCATTGGTGCTCTGATCGGTGGTGTTTTTAGACTTGCTCCTGAAGTCCTAAAGATCTTAGATAGGAAGTTTGAAAGAGAGCATGAACTAAAGAAGTTAGATGTTGAAGTCTCTATCGCTAAGATGCAAGCAGAGTTTGCTCTACAGCAGGGACATCAACGTCTACAAGAGCATGAATTAGATGCTATCGGTGAAGCATTCAAACAACAAGCAGAGTCTGACAGCAAGGCTTGGAAGTGGGTAGCATCACTATCTGCTTTGGTTAGACCAGCAGTGACGTACTGGTTTGTATTCTTTTATTCAGTTGTTAAAGCTGCTGGACTATATCTAGCTTTTCTTCAGGATGGTTCATGGACATCAGTGCTGTTATCAGGATGGACTGACTACGATGAAGGTATGCTATCATTAATTCTAACTTTTTGGTTCGTTGGTAGGGTATGGGAATCAAAGAAGTAATCGCCATCGCTGAACCACTAATCAAGAGATTCGAAGGCTGGAGAAGTAAACCCTATCTATGCAGTGCTAACGTCCCCACCATAGGCTGGGGATCTACGATGTATGAGAATGGTGATAGGGTTACCTTAGATGATCCTGAGATATCAAAAGAAAGAGGACAGGAATTGTTTGAACTTGATGCAGAGAGATTCCTACTTCAAGTCTACAAAGCCTGTCCAGTGTTGACGAAACACCCAAATAAAGCTGCTGCAATAGTTAGCTGGACTTACAACTTAGGGCCAGCTAGGCTCCGAGCATCCACGATGCGAACAAGAATAAACCAAGAAAGATGGGAGGAAGCTGTTCAAGAACTAAAGCGTTGGAATCTTGCAGCAGGAAAAGTAACCAGAGGTCTTGTTCTTCGTCGTGAAGCAGAGGCGACATTATTCCTCCTTAGCCCATCCAATAACAAAACTGAACATAGCAATGTTGATGAAGACAAAGAACCCTTCCAAAAGAACCTCAGATCCGTCCTCGTCAGCTACGACAAAATCATCAGAGTAACAAATCCCTAACATAAACCCTGATAGAAAAGACCAACCCCATATATTCGGCATAGTTTTCCTTAGTGACCTTTATAGACCCCTTTGCAGGGGTCTTTTTTTATCTAGATTTCACACACACCGGCTACACAGGCAAGTTGCTGTGCACCCTCAACGTTATCATCATTCTCTTTAAGCATATCCCAGTTGATATTTACTGGCATCTTAGCTAACAAGGCTTCATAGTCTTCCTTACTGCATGTCTCATAAGGTGCCTGGCGATAAGTGCCCCCATCCATTGGTAAGAATGATACACCAGTACAGATATCAAAGTTGTCATACACCCAAGCCCCTACAGTAGGCCAATCATTCTCATTAACTGAGATAGTCACTGAAGGTTTATGTTCGCACCAATGAAGCTGATACACACGCCATAAGTTAAGGTGAGCTATAGCATCAACATCATCTCTGGTGATAGCACCTTCAGGAGCCTTCATAGGAAATGAGAACACTGTAGTGCTATCCGGTCTCATCACACAAGGTTCACTAGGAATACCTTGTTCGATCATAAATGCCGTGAGAGGGTCTTTTTTATCTGATCGTACACGCCTAATGTAATACTGGGCATGTTGAGGATGAATGCCAGAAGCAGTGCCACAAAGCTGAGACACAGTACCAGAAGGCTTGACGCAAGTGATAGCAGCAGAGACAGGGATATTAAGAGCATTTGCTGTAACTTCGTTAGCAATGATTGCTTCATTTTTCAACATCTCCAATCTTGCTGGTAACGCTTTATCATCAGGATCATTCAGTAGCTTATGATCGTAGATACCTGTCAGCGATACACCCAATAGACGCTCTTCAGCGGTGTTCTTTTCCCAGATCTTACGTAGGTATGGGAAGGTAGTCATTGTGCTCTGCCAAGTGCCTAGAATCGCTGCTACACGTACTTTGTACATCAAGTCTTGAAGTGTGTCCGTATCACGAACAATGACCTCTGTGAGGTTACAGAACTGGTAAGGACGTAGGATAATCTCTGAACAAGGGTTCGTACCAAAATCATGATTAGGATCTCTACGGCCATTGATAGCTGCTTGCTTCTTCGATGCATCTCTGTTAAAGATACCACGTTCACCTGAATGGCTTTCATAGATCGAACACCATTCACGCATAAACTGTCCTACTGAAGGCTTTACATCATACACAGCAGAGTTGTTAGCAAGGCTACGCTGTCCTTGTTGTTCCCACCATGCTCCTGCTTTAGCGTGTGCCATACGATCATCACTGAGATCGCTTAAAGAGATCATCGCAGAACGCCGCACACCACCCACAACAACAACCTCCCCGATCTTGCACAGAATATCATGGCATTCAAGGGACGACAGACGACGATTTTTGGCCGCTTGGAACTTCCTAATAACAAATTTGAATAGTTCAACGAGGGGTTCTGGACCAGAAGCTCTGCCTCCAAAGGTCTTAAGTCTGGAGCCAGCAGGTCTAACTTTGGATACATCCCAGGTTGCAATTTCTCCAGCGTATAGTAAAGCAATGAGTTGTCGTAATGCTTTAGCCCAGCCCTCTTTGCTGTCGGATACCACGATAGTAGTTTTACTATCAAATAACTGATCAGGGACTTCAGGTAGTTGATTAACATACTTAGCCTCTACTGAGAATCCAACGCCTGTACCGCATAAGAGGATGTACATTGCCTCATCAAAGGACTTAGGGTCGTCGATAGGCAGATAACTACAGTTATAACCAGCAATGTTCTGACGCTCAAGTGCCTCTCCAGCAGTCATCATACAACGCATCGAAGGCATTACATCCATGTTAAGGATTGCTTTATGCACTGTCTTGTATATATGTTGTGGGATCTCATACTTGTGTTTGTCTAACAGTTGTTTCTTCATGAAACCCATGTAGCGTTCAACTGTTTCACTCCAGTTCTCACGTCTGCCTTGTTCGTCAATGAAACGACTGTAGCGGCTTTTGTGGATAAAACTTGAGTAGTTATTTAACTTCATTCTTCGTCCTCTTCGGTGTCATCTATTTCGTCAACAAGTTGGTCAAACATGGCTTCGATTCTGTCCTCAAACCTGTCTACCAGTTCTTCCGCTGTTATGTTCAATATCTCAAGTAGAGATATTTCATCCAGTCTCTTAAGTTTTTCAAATAAGTCCAGAATCGTTAAAGCCATAGTCACTCCTTATAATACTTACTTTTTACTAAATCATAGTTCTCAATCACATACTCCAGATAGTGTACTGCTTTAAGTAGATCTTCTCTACCATTCTTTCGTTGGTGTCTCTGTACATACTTAACAACATTAGCTAACCAAGGGTCTAACGACCATGCTGAGATAACATCCCAAGGTTGTAGTGTTGTCTGCTTGTAATGATCACCACCAACCTGTTTAGCTTGGTTTGAGTATTTCGGCAGCAATTGGTTCACTCCTTCTTTGTTGTTGCCACCCACCGCAGTCTTGGCATTGATAGCGTTGGTACTTTCCTGTAAGGGAGGTACTAAACCCTCTTCTCTGTAGATTGATACTAGCGCATCGTGTACAGCTTCGGTGGTCTTTGTTGACTGAGACGTTAGGGTGGGTTCGAATCCAGGGAAGAAATCGCTCATAAACCTTCTCCAGCAATATGACATCCTGTTTGTTGTACTGTTCCATGACTTCCCATGCTGCTTTGTCTTTGTTCATACACTTGATCCAAAGTTCAAAGCCTTCATGCTTAGTCTTTTGTCCTAGTCCTAACGCCCTAGCTACATAGTCCAGCTTGTTACTAGGAAACCTAAATTCCTTTCTAGCAGTCTTTAACAGATCAATCTGATGGTAAGGTGCTGGAGGAGACATACCAGCCTCGAGGAACTCTTTGTTAAGTGTTGGTATGTCAAACCTAGTTCCATTGTAATGTACTACAGCATCGCATTCATCTAAGAGACTATGGATCTTCTTTAACATAGTCTTCTTACCGTTTAGGATACTACTGAACATTAACTGATCACCTTGATACCACTTAGCGGACCAACACAAAACACTACTGCTGTCTACGATCTGACTGATACTGATGTTCTGTTGGAACAAACCCCAGACATACGCAGTGTTAGGTGCTGATTCGATGTCAAGTAGTAGGATTCGCATCAGCGTCTGAGTCTGTTTCGTAGTTTACAGGATCTTCATGTCCGAAGATATTAACGATCTTTCCAAACTGTTCAACAAACACTTTATCTTTAACATCGTAACCGTAGTAAGCGCTGATAGCTTCACAGGCTTTCTCTAACAACTTAGGCCATGCAATACCACTATCGTAGGTAGCACGGATATCAACCATATGACTTAGTGGGTGACCATAGTCAGCATTGAACTGCTGTTCTTCTTCGGTGTCTTCTGACATTATTGTCACATTAAAACTAATCCTACTATCGCTCATCTTCATCTCCATTCATTAGGGCATCCCAGGCATTAGGGAATACTTCAGAGCAGACTCGGCAGATGTTCTCTGCAACGATCCTTGTCTCTGCTTGGGCTCCCTTTGCTAACCGTAGTTGACATACTCTAGCAAAGGCGTAAAGGCTCCCACTCCAATACCATTCAGTCATCATGGATTGGGGGAGTATCATCCTAGCTTGCTCAGGGCAAATACCTTCCTTGAGCATTAGGTCGTACAATGTTACCATGTAAGCAGTGTACTTGTCAACTGTTGCGTTCCAGTCAGTGTGACTTTTTACAGGTTCTGATGAACTTCCTTGCTTGACATTTGGTGCTTTACGTCTGAAGTACGTAGGTTGATAGAACTCTGGTGAGCTGTCAACATAGCGTCTACTGACTTCATTCCAGGCTAACCCTACTGTATGCTTCATCAACTGCCTAGCTACGAAGATAGGTGCTTTGATCCTAAACTGAATGAAACAATGACTGAATGGACTCCAATGTTTGTGTTTAGCTAGATAGTTAATCAGCTTGATATCTTTAGGATCTAACACAGGTAAAGGAAAGTAATGGTTGCTTTGCTCTGTGTCATACCAATCAATAGCCTCTGACTCTTTATCAAAGCTAACACGAGCAGCATTGACTACCGTTAAGTCATTGCCCATGTGTTCGATGTAGTCTACTTTAATGTTTGCCATAAACCTTTCTCATCCTGGTGGCTTGTTTGCTTTCCTCTACAGTCTTCTGCTTCTGATGTATTTCCCAAAGCTTTGCCTTCTCTACTATTGCTATGAAGTGATCAAGGCTAACCAGTGCTAAAGGATCAGATCTATTCTGCTTGATGACTAAGAGGGGTTCTTTGTCTTTGCCTTCACAGTGCCGTATTGCTTGTTCGTAGTCAGTGTAGACTGCAATTCTTGCTCTGTTCTTGCACTCAACGCCGTACCTAAATCGTTCCAGTGCATTCGTCGAGAGCCAGACATCCTCGCCCTGTGTACCCATTGGTGTGCTTTTGCAATCATGTTCGCTTAGATTGAAAGTGTCTCTTAACTTTTGCACTACTAGCTTTTGCAGCAGTCTTCCTTTGTTTTTTGCGCTTGAAGGCTTCAATATCAATCTCCGTCCAATTACTTATCCAGCTCTTAGGAATGATCATGACAGCATTACAATCATTCTCTCCTATCGCTGCTGCTAGGTGTACCTCATCATCAGTCTCATGCGTCATAAAACCAACAGACTTACACCTTGCTACAGAGCCAGTACCCTTTAGTTGCCATCCTGAACTGGCTACAGCATCTACCCACTCTAGGTAGACGATGGTGTCGGTGGTTGCCATATTTCATCCTTCCTACGTCTAATCCACAGTAGTTGTCCGTTCTCTAACACACGTTCAGCATCACCGTCATAAGCCTTCAGAACAGCCTCATACATGGCTAGGTCAGTATCAAAGTCACCGAGGATCTTGTCAGCCTTCTTAGGACCAATACCACGTAATCCTTGTACATTGTCTACCTTGTCACCAGTAAGGATCTGACGATAGAAGTTCTTGATTGCTTCTTTGTCATTCACGTAGTAATGATCCTTCTTCACAGGATTGTAGTGATGACCAGGGATCATGTCTAAGTCTTTGTCAATGGATACGATGATTGAGTTATCCCTGGTTAGCGTGGCATGGATTCCAATAGCATCATCAGCCTCTTGTCCATCAGCCACTCTGAAGTCCCAAGCAGTAATAAGATACTCACGAAGGCTATGAAGATGTACGGGCCTGGGCGCATCCTTTCTGTTTCCTTTGTAGGGTTGTGTCTTAGCGATGTCATGCCTGTAGTTGTCCTTACCAGTTAAGTAACCGACATGGATGTTAGAGGAGAGTTCAATAAAGATCAGCTCCTCCAACATGTCTGCCATCGTTCTGATAGCAACCTTCTCTGTTTCCTCATTACAGGCAAAGCCTACACGGTAGCAGAGAATATCACCATCAATGATTGGCATTAGCTTCATTACAGCACGTCTTCTGTTTCTTCTTCGTCTTGCTTAGGCTGTGCATTGTAAGTAACCAAGTCAGTGATCACTAGCTTCTTCAGTGAAGGCGATACACCTTTCTTGTTCTTAAAGGTCCATGAGTATGAACCCATAACACAGACAGCCTTTGTACCGTTACCGATATGTGCTAGCACTTGTTCACCATTTTTATCTAATGCTTTGATCTCATGGTTACTCTTAGCGGTAATGTAAAATCCTTTACCTTCTTTGTTGCGAACAGAGATACCCATATCTTCCAAAGCCTTAACAGCCTTGTCCGACAAGTTAGTCAGATCTACTTGATATTTGCCAGACATATCGTTAGGCTTATCAAGGAAAGGCCACATCAAGGTTGCTTCAATACGTACAGGTTTTTGTTCCATGTTAATTTCCTCAGTGAAAATACAATAACAGTATATCAGTGCATCTTAAACTTGTCAAGCAATATTCTACTTTGTATCTCAGCCATCATTGATTCTGTAGCTGATTCAGCAATAGAATGTAGCAACGCTAACATCATACGGTTTGATACTAACTTATCACTCTCAACATCCATTGTTACATAACCAGCATCATCCTTTCCTATCTTGATAGTTACGACAAGAGAATCAATCTCATCAAAGTTGGTAATCATCAGTGTGTTTCCTTCCAGTTGTTTCCTACTTTGTATTCACCCGTTAGAGGACAACGTAAACCCAAGGTAACACCAGCCTTCTCAATAGCTGCTACAGCGAGTTTACCAACATCATCAGCGTACTGCTTAGGACATTCTATCTGCCATTCATCATGGACGTTAGCCACAAAGTGTGCAGGTATCTTATGTTTCTTCAGTGACTCATGTAGGTGGATCAGACCTTGCTTCATCGAGATCGCACCAGCTCCTTGAAGTAACGTGTTAAGTGCTGCGTGTTCCGACCGTACCCATAATCGACGACCGTCAAGGGCAGGTAAATACCCCTTCTCTGCATATTTGCTAACTTTATCTTTAAGTGTCTTGAGAGCTGGCGTATTCTTAAGGAAGCGGGCGATGAGTTTCTTTCCTTCCTCGGCGCTCCCTTGAGCAATTGATCCAATCTTAGCTGGCCCTGCTCCATAGAGAAAGGCGTAGATAAACGTCTTTGCTTGCGCCCTACTCTCAAGACCAGCAGCGAGTTGGTTTTTAGTGTGGACATCCCCATTGATCACCTCCTTAGTGTACTCATCATCTTTCATGTAGTGAGCTAACATACGCAGTTCTAAGCCTGAAGCATCACAACCAACCAAGACATTACCAGGATCTACAGTCCATACTTGTCTACATGTTTCACCATAGTCAGCATTGACAGCAGGAACCTGTGCCATGTTAGGGCTATGGTGCGTCATACGCCCTGTGACAGCACCGTTAGTGATAACCTTACCGTGTACCCTACCATCATCAGCAACGTGTTCTAGCCACGATGTAGACTGTGCTATACGCTTCTGTATAAGTAGATACTCAGCCATTGCCTTAGCCTCTGGATAGGTTAGCTTAGACAGGATCACTTCATCAACCATTGGCTTACCTGTCTCAGTGAACTTATCAGGCTCCCAGCCTAGAGATATAAGTCTACGTCCTATCTGATCTCTGGAGCCTGGGTTAAACACTTCAACATGATCCTTTAGCTTCTTTCCGGTTTTCTCGCTAACACGTTCCGTAATTATCGGTGGGAATATAGTCTGTAGGTTCTCCTCAATGTCAGATAACTTTGTCTTAAGATCAGAGACAAATGAAGTACATAGTGGTATATCAAGTTTGAATCCATGTCTTTCCTGCTGTGCAACAATGAACTGTACCGTATGTTCGATGTCAATGCTTTGTGGTGAAAAGTCTTTCAATTCTGCACATAGTTTGCGATGAAGTTCACCAGTAAGATTGACATCTTGTATACAGTAATCAATCATCTCTTGTGTCAGAGCAGTAAAGTCTTGGAACTCAATCTTGTGATTCCCTAATCTTTTCCCCCATGCTTCTAGACTGTGACCTCCTTCGATACTGGGATTCCATAGCCTCGACAGCACGAGCGTATCGGAGGCCTTCTTGAGTGGTATCGTAATGTTCCACAATCTCCGAAGGTGGTAACCGTCGAAGCTGATTAGATTGTGTCCGATCACTGTGTCGCAATCCTCTATAAGAGGCTTTAGTGTACTTGGATGAGTATGACATACCACCTCACTTGTTGTCAGATCCTTCGTGACTACGCAGAAGATAACAGTCTGCTTCATGTCTGTTTCGATGTCCAGCACTAAGCTCTTCATATTTATGTACCAGTTTCTGATAGTCTTCTAGCAGTGTATCATACTTCTTCTTTAGCTCTGCGTGGTCAGCTAACAGCCTATCCATTACCCACATTAACCTTCTCCCCTTATGATGTCTGCTGCATCAGCGTAACCTCTTCTCTCTAAGGCTTCAATACAGCGATCTAACCTCTCTTCACTGGCTTGGAAGGCTACCATCTCAGCAAACTTCTCAAAGTCAAAGCGTTCGCAATCCATGCGGTTGTTCCAGCATTGGCTCATCATATCTCTAAGTGTTTGCTTCATTGTTCAAACTCCAATCAAAGTTCTTTTCTTTATGAATAGCTAACTTAATTGCTTCTTTGATACCCCAACTGATAAGTATTTTAATCTCTTCGTCAGTTAGATCCAAGTGTAGTGTAGCTGTACCGTCATCATGCTCTTCAATGTTTTGTACCTCAGCCATTACGGTCTCCTGTTAGCATCTTGCATAGCCTCTACGTAGTCTGATGTTTTCCTGATCTCATTGATAATCTCTTCAAACGAACAAACTACTTCACCCATTGTAGACCCTGTACGTATCTGCTGTAAAGCAAATCGTTTCGTATCTTCTTTCAAATCTTCATAAGTCTTCATCTTGTGTGACCTCTGATAACCTTCCTGTTGAGTGGCTGTAATAGACGTTACAGGCTGGACCTGTGACACCGCTGAAACGGTTCTTGAGTACCCTAATCCTGGTGGTATTGCGTTCACGTTCATCATCATGCTGTGCATTCCTTTCCATACCGATCACCATATCAGACAACTGTGCAATGCTACCAGATCCTCTAAGCTGACCTAGTGAAGTAGCTGCTCCTTCTTCATGGCCTTTACCATCAGGTCTCTTAAGATGGCTGACAATCAACAGTGCTATACCTGTCTCCTGAACAATCATCCTAAGCTTGGTCATGATCTCATCTAATGCTTTACGTTCATCGCCAACATCGCCAGAACTGACGACAATACTAATATGATCCAACACAACAAAGCTACATCCGAGTCCTTTAGCCATGAATCTGACTCTTGATAGTATGTTGTCAATTGATGTACTCCCAAAATGATCAAAAAGATAAACCCTATTAGTGCCAAGAGTGTGCTCGAAGGCATCTCTAAACTCCTCATCAGTGTACGCTGTGTCAGGTAGATGTAGTGGTTTGTTCGCATGGATAGACATGATACCTTTGGCAGTGCGAACAGTAGACTCCTCCAAGAACATTAATCCTATGTTGTCATCAGTCTTACATAAGATATGGTATACGATCTCCCTAAGCACCTGTGATTTACCCAGTCCAGAACCTGCTGTAAACGTCACCAGCTCACCTTTACGGATGCCGTAGGTCAAAGCATTAAGGCCTTGCCAGGGATAGTCACAAGAGGCTTTAATGGCTGGTGTGTTGATCTCTTCCCAAAGCTTTGATCCTTCGATGATCCCATCAGGTACATAGACTTCAGCAGCGAACCAGTCCTGGATGTACTCCTTGATCATCTCATCTTTGAGATAATCGTTAGCATCCTTGTGTGGTTGTCTGTGCTTTACTATCTTAGCCTTAGCACCGAACAGATCAGCTACCTTCGTAGCAGCTTGCTTACCAACTTCATCAGCATCAAAGCTGATAACAATGGTTTCAAAAGAGTCAAGATATTCATAGTTGTCCTTACAGTCCTTAATTGCTGATTGTGCTCCATTGCGTATGCTTACTACTGGATACCGCATACCATTCATTTGATAAACAGCAACAGCATCAAACTCACCTTCAGTGATGGTAATGCTCTTACCTCCTTTAGGGAATAAATGCTGTCCGAACAAAGTAGCCTTAGACCAATCACCTTTGATAGTGCAATCAGTCTTCATTGCATCATGTCTTACCTTGTATGCAGTGACCTTACCATCAGCATCGCAGTAGGGAAAAGCTACACCACCCTCATCAGTGATCATCACACCAAAGGCTTTTAAGGCATCTCTGGATAAGTTTCTTAGCGGTATAGACTGATACTTACCATCTAACATTGGAATCACCTTAGCAGACTTTGTATGCTTTTGTCTGAAGTTATCATCATGTTCAGACATTTTAGTGTTCGTACCACAAGCAAAACAATGTGACCAAGTCTCTCCTTTATCATTAACAGATACGGACAACGCATCACTAGATCCACAATCATCGCAGCCAACATGCGTGGCTAAATAGTTCACTGATTCTTCTCCTTTAGCTTGAGTCGTAGTCCTACTACGATATCTACCACTTGTTCTTCTCCCTTAATAGATCGTCGATTTCAGCAGCAAAAGCCCATAGATCAAAATCTGGCGTTCTTGCTGCAAAATAACAATCATCAATATCTTTATCGGTTAGCCCAACCCACTGTTTCTCTGTTTCCAGTGCTTGGCGCAATACCTCAACGGCTTTTGTTTTTGCCGCCCAATTGCCTAAATTAGCTTCCAACGCATCTAAAGCAATCTGCATAGCTTCTCTGCTCATTTCTCCCTCTCCCTCAACATGGCGTCTGCAATCATGTAAGCCTGCCTCGCGGTTGCATCAAAATAATTCCCCTGCGCCAGTGCTTGCATCGCCTTCCCTGCAAAGTAATCACGCAGGGACATGCCTGATTGGATTAGGTACGAATGTGCAAGGGGGAACGCTGCCCCACCATCCGTTGGTGTCTTTGCGTTTTTGTTCTCAGTCATGCTTACCTCAGATTAAAAGGGTTATGCCAACAGATACCAGTGTTGTCCCTGGTGTTGTATCCGCCTAGTGAGTACGATATCAAGTATTGATGATCATCCTTCCTAATATCCCTATCAACAGTGTAGTTATCAACTAACTTAGACATAGAGTCTCTGATCTGCTTAGAGGTCTTGTTAGGGAATGCCTCTAGGAGGTCTTCTAAGGTAGCATGGCGGCCATGATTCTCTAGGTAGGCTACGTAGGGGTTAACCTTACGCTTGCGTGGCTGTATACGCTTTCTCATACGTTGAACCCTTTAGCGTTCAGAGCCTTAGTAAGTTGTCTCATCATAAAGTAAAACCCATACTCTTGACATAAGCGAACAAAACGATTTAACACATCATTGATGTTGTGATCTTCGTGCATATCATCATACTCACCTTTAGTGTAATCAAAGGCTTCTTCAGGTAAAAATTCATCGTCAGGGTACATTTCGAACAATCCTTATGTTAAGCCCTACTGTACATAGGCTAAATAGGCTAAGTACTAAGTATATATTAAATATTATACATAGTATATACTTAGTACATAGCCTAAGTAGCCTAAGTAGCCTACATAGCCTATATAGATTTAGGGTATCAGAGAAAAACAAAGTTGTCAAGTCATTCTTCATCAATGTTACGTTTGCTTACAATGTCATCATCACCCTCATTGATCAATCGCACATTGCCAACTGCAGCTATTTCATCACGGACATAACGAAAACAATCATTGCATAAGTCAATGTACTGGTGTGTCCGAACACTACGCCTAGAGGCTTCATAGTCACTTAAGGCTTCATTGCATGATAAACATCTAATCTTCCGTCCCTACCTTTCTATTTAAGATCATCTTTCATAGAGTCAATCAACGAAACAAGTCTGTAATACTGAACATGCTCCCTTTCTGCTTCTTTGTCCGCAGCATCAGCATGACCTAACGCTAAGGCAAGATTAGCCTTGATTTGCAGTTCAATCAGGTACAGCAATTCATCCAACATCTCTTTAGTCATAGAATACCCTCTAGAATCGATTAAAACGGGCCTAGAAGCGATTATCTAGGCTAGGGTGGCACCTACCTACATAAGAGCATCTTCAACGCCTTGTAGAGCCTCTAATCGCTTAGCGTGTTTAGACTGCCTAAGCTTAGACAATACGCTGGGATTAACCCAAGTATAATTCGGAAAAGGCCAATTAGGATGGTCAGCAGCATATCGTATACAGACAGTACCGTCTGTAGAGTCCCTACTGACTATCTCGCAGGGTTTACCATTGAAGTATAGTTGAATCATGTTTTAGTCTTTCCTAAACGTTGTTTTCTACAATATCACCGCAAGCAATCCACAATAGGCGATCAAGGTTATCATCATGATCGGATAAGTCATTGTCATCCCATGCGCCATAATCTTTTAAGACATGGACCACAACGTCAGGTTTAAGCTTATTCAATTGTCTTTTTATAGTAGGAACATCCCTAAGATCTTTAATGTCATTATCACATTGTCCTTGATGGTAGCCTATATGAGCTTGTTTTTTAGTGATGTTAAGCTCAATGAGTCCGTAAGAATCGCACCAATACATGTTAAACCCCTAAAAAGATAAGTACAGCGAACAATACACCAAAAACACCACCACCAAGATACAACACAAAGTCACTAGATTTGTTCATGATGAAAGCTTTACAAGTAAGCATAAAACAAAAACGTTTACGGCAATGATTGATACAGCTATCAAGGCATCTTTCATTTAATCCCCTGATAGGTCAACAATGGGGTTGATAACGTACTCTGCAAGCTCACTACGGTCTGCCCATTCTTCAGCATCGAATAGTGTATTGAACCTATCCATATGAGTTAAACCATCATAAAATAGTTTGTACGTTACCAGATAACCGACAATCTTAAAGTTTTCCATTAGATTACCCATCAAAATTTTCTTAAGGAAAGGTATAGCTAAACCAGTTAAGTTTGAAAGCTCTTTTAACGTCATGTTAGGGTTATTATCATATATACGCTTGATATCCTCAAAGGTTAAACCATTGATAGGCTTTTTAAGGGTATAGGCCATGTTAATGTTCCTTGAATGCAATGGGTTTGGTAGTGGACCAGCAAAGCGCACATGTCATGCAAGATTGTGTTTTGCCAGTTTGTTCAGGGCACTGGATGCCTTCGCCGTTAACGTTAGCAGACATGATACCGCCTTTGTCACTGAATCTAATCCATGCCCTGCTATTCTGTAAACCTGAGCGGATAACATCCATAATGTCTTGCTCGGACCTATGGGTATAACCGAAGATTCTAAGTGCAGGGTATTCTAGCAATGCGTCAACCCAATACTGAGCATATGCTGCACTGAAGAAGTCGCCTAGAATGTGCAAGCGTACAACAAAGCCTTCAGGGTGTACAGTAGACAAGTGCAAAAGCTCATCGGACAATCTAAGCATGAGTAGCTCGGGATCATCCGGCTTGATACGATGCGCAAATGCCATGTTATTACCAAAGCAGTTAGCCCATTGCTGGCAAGTGCGCGAACATGTGGACCTTTCTTCGAGTGTAAGGGAATACACCGGAAAACCCTTCCATGCGCCTTTGGTAATGGTTTTGCTACCATTGCCAAGCTTATCATTGTAGGATACTGGCTTAAGTAACCTATGCTCATAGTCGGACACCATACGTACGGTTTTCTTGTGTATCGTAATGGCTTGAGACAATGCAGTATGATCCGCACGTAGTCGCATGATAACCTCCATAAAGTTTACTTTGCATAGTACCCTCGTTGAAGGTACTATACACTGCATACTTTACTTGAAGCTGGTAACCCTGTCATGCCTGATAAATCCGATGTTAGTATTGTAGACTGTCACGTCGCCACGGTATGGCACCCTGATTACGCTTTTGATGATCCCCCGCTTCATGATGATCCCGTTGATTCTGCCATGCCTGCTGTACGCTGTTACGAAGCGGGTTGATGTGGTTTTCTTGACCTTGTTTACGAGGATCAGTGATTTGATGAAGTCTAGCATTTCGGTTCCCCTTGGTTTGTTTGACGTTGCGATTGCTTCGTCCATGTGCACATTATGCCTGAACTGCAGAGGATTGCAAGCTCAGTAGTACCCTTTAGAGGCACCACCATAGTCTTCCCCATCTGTCAAGTACCACTTGTCAGCTAGACTATGCCGTTCATCGGCTAGACTATGCCGTTCATCAGTGACATCGCTATAGATACTGAGCTGACAGACGGTAGTTTTACGCTGACAAACGGCATAGGGGGAGGGGTAACAATGTTGTTCTAGCGTAGTAGCACCACAATAGCCTCAAAAAAAGCTAAAAAGTAAGTTGTTAATGATAATCCATTACTATTAAGAAATCTCTTAAGAATCAATAGGTTATCTATAAAGCCTCTGCGGAGCCTATGACACCATGTTAATGGAGTCCCGCTAAAGCCTTGATTGCTGTGTAGTCTGCACTGAATCTGCACTGGTTAAAGCACAGTCTGCACTGACAATAACCCTACAGTAGTAGTCAAGACACTTTACAACAATAGCATTTGTATGTTACAATAAGTCCTTCTATGTAGGCTATGAACAAAACATCGTATAAAAACTAAATAATAGTAGACATATAACTTATCGTCATACACTACATTGTAGATACATAAAATTATATACACCTTACAGTCCTGCCTTCCGGCAG